GCCTCATGCGATCGTGTCAGCAGGCGGAAGTAGTCGGCTGCCGTCATTTTCACTGCGATACGGTATTTCAGTTTCTCGGTTGCTTCCTTCTTGGGGCGACCTCCCTTGTTGCGTTCCTTGTGTTCCTTTGTCTGTTCCATATTTTATTCCTTTTAATTCGGTTACTGATTCAACTGTATAGACCGACGGGATGCCACCTCCTGCAATTTGGATGGTGGGTGGCAAGCGGTTTCGGTACACCCGAAACACAAACTTGCTACCTCCCAATCCTTAAGGAATGAGTTTCGGGCATCTCCCGTTTTTCTCATTCGGGATGTCATAATCCCAACCCTTTCTTCTTGGGTTTTACGATAGTTCTTAGCGGTGGACTAACGGCTAATTTCTGCCGGATTCCACGCAGGTAATCGTTCAGGTCTTTATGCCCTTTGTAGTTGTCGGAGAAGTCGCGGATGCGTCCGGCGAACTTCCTTTCCAATTCCCGATACGCCTTTCTTCCCGCCTCGTCATTGTCGAGCATGCAGTGGATACGTCCATACCCGTGCAGCACATCTATAGCTTTGGAAACATTGGCGGTCGAATTGAGGATGACGTAATCCTGCCTGTCAAGGTCGGGCAAGTTCGAGCAGTTCCTCTTCCGCAACGTGAGGAATGAAAGATAGTCCATCATGCCCTCGAATACAAGGCATTTCTCTCTCGCTTCTCCCTGTTGCCGAATATGGCTGATGTCTTTGGGTGCGACACAGCCTTTGAAAAAACGGTTACGCACTTCAAATCCTCCCGCCACATTCGGAAAACCGATGGCGAAATAGGGCTTGCCGTTATGGGTGAAGTGGAGCTCTTTACATTGCGCCTTTGCCAAAGCGATGTTTATGCCCCGTTCCTGCAAGTATCGGAGCAATGCCGGATGGGTGAGTTCACCCACCTCCAAATGTTGGAAACTCGGTTCGGATGCCTGCTGGCGAAAAGAGAAAGATATGGGACGGATGTGTGGTGCCTGTTCCGCTATCTTGCCAAGCAGATAAGGCACATGGTCGGATGCGTACAGTACCCCTGCAAGTGCGATGATGTTACCACCTCTTCCCAGTCCATAATCGAACCACAGGTTGCGGTCGGTGTTCACCTTGAACGAGGCTTCCGTTTCCTGACGGAACGGGGATTTATACCACAGGCAGTTTCCCTGTTGCTTTACGGGCGAATAACCCAAACTTTGCAGATAGTCCGCAATTTTGATTTGTTTTGCTTCTTGGATGTTCATGATATAATTTCTATGGATTTGATGATGACTGTAAAAACGTTGATTTGATGAATGAGATATGTATTGTCCTATACGTTAATGCTTTATATTCTCAACATCTTCTCAACAAACCACTCACAAATAGAGAATCCAACAAACTGATGCTGTTTCCCTCTCAACTTTTCTTTTCGATTGTTGAGAATTTGTTGAGAGTGTATGCTGTTTATTATCAGTATGGTTATATCATTATTCATCAATTCAACAAAAAAAGAATAGTATTACAGGGATTCAAGTTGTTCCCTTGTGACGGTGTAGAAACGACCGACTCTTTTTATCGGCTCATATCGGCACTCCCGATTGTAATTGAATTGGTAAGTGGTATATGTAAGCCCGTTAGAGGCAGGAGTAAGTTTCCAACATTCCTGCAATACCTTTCTGACTTGGTGCTTCTCCACCTTTACCTGCGAATGTACCAGCAAAAGAAGAATGTCGTTGTGGCAGAACGAGAATGTGTCCGTGCCGACACTTTCCATAATGTCAAGGATAAGTTCGCACATCTCTATCTCCAATCGGTTGCGGTTGCTGCGGATAATCTTCTGCAAGGCTTCGGTATGCAGCAAAGAGGGCGCAAACCACATACGGCTTTCCTTTTCGGTGGAAAGTTGTCTGTATTGCAGGTAATACAGAAAGGCAGGTATCTCAGCTTTCAGCTTTTGCAGGAAGTCTGTGTCATCGGATTGCAGACGGTCTATCTTGCGCACCCAATAGCGTGTTTCACCTGCATCAATGATAACAGGCAGATACTCGTTGTTGGAGCATAGCACGAACTTGGCAAAGAACGCTATCTCGTCACGGTCTTTGCCTTTGGCTTCCACCTTGTAGGAAAGTGTGGTGCTGAGGTTCTTCAACCGCTCGCTGTCCTCCCTGCGGTTGAGCAATACCTCGTCCACCACGATGAGCAGTTTTCCTGCCCAGTCGGAATTGAACTGGCTGCGGAAGTCCTCGTTGGTATTGAAAGTGACATTGTTTTGAAACACAGCTTTCAGGAAGTTCAGGAATGTACTCTTGCCCGTGTTGCGTTCTTCTGATACCAACAGCAGGATAGGCAGTTTCTGCACGGGTTGCAGGTAGAGCAATTGAAGATAGTCCATGCCCAATTCATACTGTTCACCGAAGATATGGCGCACCAATGACCGGATACAGGGAAACTCGCCTTGTTGCGGACGGTGTCCTATCGGCTCGTAGAGGTTCAGGAACTTGTCCACCACGGGACGGTAGTCCACATGGTCGGGGACGGTGCAGAAGCCGTCGTACTTCGGCACGGTGGCGAGATAGTCCTTGCCGTAGTCCTGCCGCAGTGTTTCGTTGTTCCACACGATGCGCTTCTTCACATAGCCTCCGTTCAGACGGGGCTGGTTCACTAACTTGTAGAGGGTAGTACCCACACGGATAAACTCCTCATTTTCAAAGTTGCCTTGTTTCATTAGCACTTCATTTTTTTGTTTAATCAGTGCAAAACTCGGCAATTAGCGCAGAACGGATTAACAACTCACGCATACCTCACGTAAGATTTTCTTGGATTTGGCTTTATGACATACAACAAAAGCCCGAAGAAATGCCATTCTAATGGATTTTTCTTCGGGTTTGTCGTAATCGTACGTATGAATGGCAATACACCTATTCACATACTCGTATAAATACATTGTTGGCAATGGGAATACGCATAGGTCTCACTACTTCATGTCGTCATATCATTAGAACTTATGCCTGATAATTAGACATATCCCAACCATTTATACCCAGCGAAAAGAAGATATTTGTTTTCTCTTTTCGCAAGTACAGCCTTTTAAATATGGCATTGCGCACCTGTTCCGCACCGAAGCTGTCAATGCGGAAAGCAAGTGCGACTATCATCGGAAAGCTGAACACATCGGCATGATACCCGTTCTCCTGCCGAACATACTTCTGTACCTCGTATTCTTTTAATGCTCCACTGTTATAGATGTTTCTGATGGCAGAACGAAGTGTCGGAGCAATTACTCCGAACAGTTCCACCAATTCCGGCTCGCTCATCCAAATGTTTGAGACATTCTCCGGCATGATGATATTGCCGGATTCATTCACTGTTATGCTGTTTCTTCTCATACTCATGACATCGTTATTCCGTTAAACGTCTTACTCAGTTTGTCGCCGAACATGGTCAGGTCGTTGTCGAGCTTCTGCGTGGTTATCTTTGCGTAGAGTTGGGTCGTGACTATATTCGTATGTCCCAACACACGGCTTACGCTTTCAATGGGCATCCCCTTGCTCAAAGCTAATGTTGCGAAGCCATGACGACTGCAATGAAATGATATTGACTTGGTTATGCCACATTCCCTTATCATCCGTTTCAACGGTTTGCAGATAGACCAATAGTTCAAGCCGGGGAATATACGATTGTCTTTCTGCATCGGTCGGTAGCGTTCGACTATCTGCAAGGGTATATCCAGCAGCTTCACTTGGAAGGCGACTTTTGTCTTGTGGCGTTTGGACAATATCCACTTCTCGCCGTTCACCTCCACGATGTTGTCATTCGTCAGTTCCTGAATGTCCACGAACGACAAGGCGGTGAAACTGGCAAAGATGAAAATGTCACGGATGTATGCGAGCTTGCTGTCTGCAAACTCATGTGTCATGACCGCTTTCAGTTCATCCTCCGTCAGATATTCCCGTTCTTTCACATTGGGGCTGATATGAAACTGGATGAAAGGATTGCGCGGTATCAACCCGTTATAATGCGCTTTCATGACCACGCCTTTCAGCCACATACAGTTTGCCCATATCGAACCGTTCCGCAATCCGGCTTCAGTCGAGAGGTATGCGGCGAACTCCTTGATGAAATCGGGAGTAAGTTCCAACATGGACATATCGCTGCGTCTGTAAAACGACTTGATAAAGGCGGCTACATGGTTTCTTGCCCGTACACGTGCCCGATAGGTAGCCATTACCCTGTCTTTGCCTACCCGTTTCTTGAACACTTCGTTCTCACGGTCGAATGCTTTTAGCAGCGTCTCATACTCGCTGCCGATTCCCTGATAGGCGTTGCGCACCATCTCAGCCGTAACAAATGCCTCGCGGTCTGAAATGCGCTGGTAATGTTTGATGATTTGCGCCTTGATGTTGTCAAGGGCAAGGTTGATGTCTCGTGCCTCGCGGCTCTTGCCTTTCGCCTTGTTTCCTTTCACGTCCCAAAGCGTTTTCGGGATGTTCTGCTTACAACTGAACTGCGCCACAGTCCCGTTGATTGTCACTCGTCCCATGATGGGGACAATACCGTTTTTCTCCTTGCTGCCGTTCACGTAGAACAGAACCTTGAATGTGCTTCTTGCCATACTCGTTTTTTGTTTGCAAAGTTATTACTCAACGAGTTAGACCTTGATATGCCAACCTGTGCCACAAGCTGCCAAATACAACACGGTGTGTTAAAAATCACCATTCGGCGGGTAATGATTTGGAGACCGTTCTTCTTCATAAATCCGCTTTCCTTTACGTTACCTCGATTTTTCGCCTGTCCTCATTTGTCTTCGCAAACGCCTTATTGACAGGCATTACGAAGACATTTGTCCCTTTTTATTCGTCTTTTCCAGAGATTTTTCGTAAAATTGTATGTTTTCATCTGTTGAGAGCTGATGATAGCTGCTTTAGGGCAGTTCAGAGCCATTGCCAGCGTTGGTAATGGCTCTTTCTTATATCTCTTCCAGCTCAACTACCCAGCCTTTTCCAAAGCCATATTTTCGTGTTTCTTCCTGATAAACATTCAGCACCTTAAAACGGGATCCGGCACGAAACACAATTTCATCTTCACTGGCATAATGGGAAATGGCTTTTACATCTACACCCTTCTTACTTTTGATAACCAGCATTAGGTTATCTCCAAAGATAGCAGTTCTATCAATATTGGTAGTAGAGGACATGAAGGCTTTGTTTACATAGGGTTGCCCGGATGATAGACACGCTTTCATTTCTTGAATATACTTATCCAGCTTCATAGCGTCAAAGCTGATACCAGAGAATACAGTACCATTATAGCGAGGCATTTTTTCTAAGGCAGCATTACAAGCCGGATAATATTTTTGGCATAATCCCCCATAATCTTGTATTTTGCCAAAGTACGGATCTACAATACCATAACCGTAATTATTACACCACTTGGAGCCGTATGTATAGCGGTTTATCAAAGCAAGCTCATCTACGGATATACCCGTTTTTTTGCTATAACGCTCCATTGCTCCAGCTTCACTACTATAGTTCTGCCAGCGTCCACCGATGGCGTTATTAGCACTATGATTAACTGGCGCATTTATATACTCTTCCAGTGCTTTTTTTGCCAATTCCTCAGTTTCTCCATTCAGCTTAACCAGCTTGCCTTGTTTTGACACATATTTTAAAGCCAACTCCTTTTTATAATCAGCAAGCCGGACATAACAGGCACTTACTTCACTATTCCACTGACTGCCGTATAGATCCATAGCCTTATCATATTCAGATTGGAGCCTTGCTATTTCCAGCTTTTCTTTTTCTGTTGCGTAAAGATCCAAAGTAGATCCGTCCGCACCTTGTTTAACCAGCTTTGCGAGCCGAGCCTTTTCTATCTCTTGTATTTTGGCAGTCGCTTTTGCTGTCAAGGCTTGTATCTCATTTGCAGTTGCTTCATTGGCTATAGCCTCATTCAGTTCTGCCAGAATCGAATTTAACGGTTTACTCTTGCTTTTATAGTTCAAAATAGGCTTGGCAGCATTTACGGCTTGCTGGTATTGAAATTTTGCCTCAACTATAGCCAGCTCTTTTTTAAGCATTTTCACCATTTCGGGAGAAGTCGGGAATTTATTCTTTTCCTCAACCCAATTAGCTTCAAACTTTAGCTTCTTGATTTGGTACTCCAAATCACCAGTAGAGATTTTGGCTTTGAATGAATCGAAAGCCTCATATAGCTTTTGTACGTTTTCTTCCCCATATTGAGCAACCAGCCCTTTGTAGTGTTTTTGCTCAGGTGTGAGAGGATGCAAGATTTCTTCTATATCCGTATAGTTATCCTTGACGAAATAGGGTAGAGTGCCTTTTGTTTTGGCTTCATTCATGCGATCTTCGTTATCCTTTACCCATTGCACAAATTCATCTGGAAACTCCGTTATTTGCCCTTTCTTGCTTATTTCTTCATCTTCTCCAGCCAGGATCTTGTTAAGCATATCCTCTATATCATCTTCACCAGCTAAAATAGGGATCATGTAGCACCGACAATTCGGATGCCAACCAGTCCATTTAAACGTTTTGGGATATTTGCCAGCAAGCTCATCGCAAATATCATGGCATGGGTGGTTGTTTGACAGCTTGATTTCATAGCCAATTATAAAATCTAATTGCCCCCATCGTTCAAAATCAGCAGTTCTGTAGGCTATATTGGTTTCTGTACGTGCCAAACGTTGGGCATTACGGTATGAAGATCTATATACACCACGTCCAGGATGATATTTCTTTGGGTTATCATCTACCCATTTATAACTTTCGGTTTCTTTATCATATACCCTACGTTTCCATACACGACCATACACAGTATTTCCGTTTTCATCCTCACCGACCTTTATTCTGAATCTTCTGTAAAAGCGATCAGGATCTTGTAGGTAGGTCTGTATTTTGGAAGCTAACTTGTTGGCTCCTGTACCCTCTCCTATAGCCAAATCCAAGCAGTTTTCAAGCTCTTCTTTAAATTGTCCTGTGTACCTCCATACCTTTTGCGATAGGCTTAGCCCTTCTTCTCCAGTTTTCCGAGCAAAGAAAGCGTCCATAGCCTCCATATTGCGCTTAAAGAATCGGGCAAAGTGGTTATCATTGATAGAGTTTTCACCGAACACACTTTTTACCAGCTCATCGTTATGTTGGTTGGAAAGCAGCCATTCATTTTGCACGTCATTCCTTATTTCTTGATACAAACGGCTGTACATTTCTCTAAATATGGCTGTAGCCTCATCACTATAGCCATATTCGGAGAAAGAGAACGGTTTACCTTCTTCCAACTCCGTACCTTTTACCAGGTTAATAATCTGGAGTAAGTAGTTTTGATAAATCGCACGTACATTAGCTGCGTACCCTTCTGTACGTTTAAACAGCTCTTTTTGTAGCTGCGTGGAATTGACGTATTTAGTTTTTGCCATTGCGCTTTAACTCAAAGTGTTCACAGTGATCTTTGTTTAAGAATTTAGAGTATTTGAAGAAAGGACACCGACAAAGGAAGAACTCACCTTTATAATCCTTCTCGTGCCAGTCGTAAGAGTGCTTGCAATCCCTACAATGGTACTTTGTTTCTGATGGTTTTACTTTATTTGCCATTATTCACCTCCACCGAACACATCTATTCTGTTTAACTCCTGCTGTTTAGCTATGGCTTCTAAATCTTCCTGCTTCAAACGCTCAATTTCCGTTTTTGCATCTTTGATAAGGTAGCTCATTTCCACATAAGTTTGTCGGCTTATCGCTCCATCGTTATACTGCTTTGATATATCAGCAAGAATATCGCTCACATCTTCACCGAATGGTTCTTGAAACTCATGCCCTAACTGTAATGCTTCATATTCGGCTTTGTGTTGGTAGTCCAAAACATTACCAAGAATAGCACGTAGCAAATTACCCGTTCTATTCATGTAATTATCGTGGGTTTCCTTTCGTTTCTCAGCCTTAATCACTGCAAGCAGCATTACTTTTCTGATAGCTTTAGCAGACAGATTGCCCAAACTCTTCATATTGTCAAAATCTATGTTAGGAGTAAAAGATTTTGAAAGAATATGCTTATCCAGCCGTTCGTATTCATTTGCCTTGCTTTGTGAAGCCTGATCCCATGTAAGATATTCAACCTTGCCACCCTCCTTTAGAATGAATAGTTTTGCCTCTTCTTCTGCTTTAGGCAAGCTGTTAAGCACTTCTGCGGTTGCTACCATTGCCGGGTTAGCAAATCTATCATTTACATCTGCATCTGTTGATTCCATGCTTTCTACACGGTGTATCATGGGCTGTGTTCCTTCATGCTCTAACTCTTGTTCAAAGAGGATAACGGGAATTTTCCCTATCACATTAGGGATTGCCTTCACTTCCCAACCTACACTAACACGCTTACAGTAGTAAACCGTATCATCTTTGTAAATATCCACATGGTAGATGCTCCGATTGCCGGATTCATTCAGATAATACCCCCAAGCAAAAGCAGTCATACGCTTATACTGATCTTTGATAAGGTAAATATCATCACCGTTTTGTTTAGATAACACATTCAATAATACATCTGGTTTTCCTTCTTTATTTCGGAACACATGAAATAGCATAGCGGAAGTACCCTCAGCACCAGCAACACGTTTAGCCTCTCTTACATTGGCGTTGAAGCGTAAATGCTCCAGCAGTTTTATATATTGCTCAAAAGCATAATCAGTACCTTTGCTTCTTTGCGTCCATTTTACGGGTCTACCATATAAGAAAACAAGCGCAATTTCATTGATGAAAGACTGATAGGGGATAGGAATTTTCCAACGCTTTTGCCATCTAAGAAAATTCCCTTTCTTATCATAAACGGCTTTATCCTGCCTTTTCATAACCTCATGGTTTTCTACCTTGTACTCCAGCAAGGCTTTTTCAGCAAAGCCGGAGCGATCTTGCATATAGTTTAAGGCTCTTGAAATATCCTTAGCCTCCAACAAAGCTGTAAAATTCTGTTGATAACCTACAGCAGCTTTTACCTCATTCTTGATAACATTAAAAAATCCCATAATTCAAATTTTTAAATAACTCCTAATCTTGCTTCTATATCATCTGGTATATCATACTCGTTATAGTCAAACCAACAGCGCATTAAAAACACATCTCGCCAGTCTGGAGAACATCTAATTTCCTGCTTGATTTCCTCTTTCGGTTTTAGCTTTAATTTGCCTTCTCCGTCCACATCCCATGTTTGCAACTGCTCCAGTTCAAGGATAATTTGCTCTTTGTCTGCCGAGCTTAACAGTTCCTCATTGATCCCAATCTCTGAGGCGTTTATGTGTTCTGCCAGCTTGTAACCGCATTGTGTTTGCAAGTTCTGGTAGTTCTCATCCTTTAAAGCACGACTGTTATTTACAAAGCCTTGTATGTCGCAATTATCCACCACGCCACCGCCTACACCGTCCTCATCAGCGATACACCGCCATTTAGGTATTCTGTATTTTTTCTGGAAGTGTTGAATACATTTCTGTATGTCCGTAGTTTTACTTAGTGGAAAGCATTTTAAGTCTATGATCGTATAACCATCCCAAACGCAAATCCGGGCGTAATCGGATCCAAATCGGGCTATATCTGCTGTTATATAGTTCTTCCCAGTGGTTATTGATAGCAGATTATTAAAAATGGCTGTAATCGCATCGTGAGAACAAAGCGCATTGGGGTTGTCGTCATACTCCCAATTACCTTTTAGCAAACGCTCTCTTTTAACCTTATCTTTGGTTGTTCTCAAACCTTCTATGTAGTCTGGATCTATGAAGGGGTTTTCTTGTACCAAACAACCCAGATAGTACATATACTCAGGTAATATACCTTTCTTGAATGGAGTGTAAAAGGTATCATACATCCAGTTCTTTTTAGGGTTACACGTGATAAACAACTTTCGTTTTAGCCCTAACTCATTATTCAAGTGGCGACCTACACGAGTTTTAAGAGTGTCATAAGCACCGAAGTTTACTTCTCCACCTTCTTCTATCCAACCGCCAGTATATTCTATAGATCCGTATCTTTCATAAAAAGGATCTCCAGGCTTATACATCAAATCCAGCAAATCTATACGGGATCCGTTGTAAAACTCTATATAGTTATACTGCCCATTGTATTTGTACAAAGTATCTTCTACTCCGTATTGGTTACAAACCTTATAGAAAGTTATTAAGGTAGATTGGGTAATACGCTTTAACTCAGCTCGACCAATAAACCATTTGGAACCTGGATAACAAAGGCACATAAAAAGAAGCCAGGCAGCACCAGTCCACGACTTAGCACCACCAGCACCACCACCATACAAAAACTCTGCGTGCTCATTGTCTGTAAGGATCTGCAAAGCCTTTTCCTGCTTTTCGTGCTTCTTTCCATCCTTAACAGTAATGAAGTCAAAACAGCCACGTTTAAACAGCTCTATTTTGACTGCAAGAGCCATTGGTATTTGTATGTTTTTATTTTTTGCCATTCATCTTTTCTAATAGTCCATGATAAACCAAAAGATCTTCGGTTGAAAGTTTGGATAGATCCGGCTCCAGTCCACCAGACACATTAGCGTTTATATCCCCTTCTATCGGTTGGGCTGCTTTGCCAAAAATTCTATCGAATATCATTTCAACCGTTGAAGTCCGACCAAAGCGAATATCTGTGAAGATTGCACTGATAATATTACACACCCAAATAGGAGTAGTGCTATCTTCTCTGTTTGCGTCAGCCATGATTTTATTTAGCTCTCCTTTGGAGCGTTCAAGAAGAAACCGAATTGTTTTATAATAGTCCTCTTTGCTCAGCTCATAATCTACTTTTTTACCTGTAAGCTCTTTGAGCTGTTTATACATTGAGGGCTTCCGACCATTTTTCTTTGGCTGGTTTTCGCTTGTGAATCTATTCCCTATGTTATTGCCTTTCTCAAAGAGTGCCATTCCGTTGTTTATTCGTTGTTTTTGGCGTATATATACACCAATTAAAGAAAGAAAAAATCAGATAGGAACTCCCACCTGATTAATTCTTTACCTGGTTAATTTATCATTGTTCCTTTTGTTCCTGCTCTTGGTACTTTGCCCAAAACCAGGCTATCATATCACCGTTGTAGTTGTCTATGTAATCATCTACAGCGTCCAACTCATCCGATAATGCTTCGGCTTTGTCTATTACGTCATTGAAGGCTTCTTGTTCTTCTTCCGTAGCCATAAACGGATCATACTTTTCATTTAGCTGCTTTTGAATAAGCTGCTTTTGCAAATCGGTTAATTCTATTTTATCCATAGCTCAATATTTTATTGCATTTTCCGCAAATATAGCAATTAATTTATACTTCTTGATTATATCTTTAGCTGCTTTTGTGTACTTATCTGCCTTACCATGAACGGCTTTTGTACATACTTCTGCCCAGAACTCGTTTACATTGGTTTTGGCATATTTACCATAACCTTGTTTCGACTTATCATTACCCCATTTCTTATAAAGGCTGTTTATGCTTTTACTTGCTGCCTTTGCATTGGGGCTTGTTAAATGGTTGTTCCAAGTTGCGTGCGCCAGCTCGTGAGTAACAATATGTGCTACTGGCTTGTTGGTTTTCGTCAAGTGTCCGCTTTTGTAGCCTTTTTCAGCCCATTTAGCAACGCTTTGGGTTGTGGTGTTTTTCCCATTGAAAACGGATTTATTCAAAACGACTTGTTTAGATACTCCATTTTGGGAAATATGCACTCCACCCGTACCAGCCTCCAGTTGTCCGATCTTAATATCTTTCTGTCTTACTCCCAAAACAGAGTGAAAACGTGAGATACTTTCTTTTACAGTCTTGTACACCTTCGGGTTCTTAATTGAAGCCAAAGGTTCCAGTTTGCCTACCTTACCTTTGTAGTTTGAATCGCCATTCGGCAAACCTCCATTACTTCCGCTTGTTTTTGCCATCTTTTTTTGAACTTTTATCGTTAATAAAGTCCTGGACGTAAACCAGGCTGTTATCTATGCAAAACTTTCTGATCTCATCACCACCGCCATACACAAGCAAGTTAGGAGTTTGCAAGCCGGATATTTCTTTGGCTACTTCAAGCTCTCCTTTCAGATATTCCAACCGACCAGCATAGCCACGAGTGAAAAAAGCGTTATACCCTTTTGGTAAGCCCAGTTTATTATACTCTTTGAACTTCACAGAAACATTCAGATCTGCGTACACCTTGATACCGCACTCTTGAAAGTATCGGCTTATCCAACGTTTCTTGTAAATCTGTTGTAAACCGTAAGCTATCGGGGTTGTATCGTAAACGGAAAGGTTCGGCTCTACCAACGCTTTTACACCACTGGTTAGCACCTTGATCGGATCTTTCCAAATAGCTTCAAAGCGATAATCATCTACATAGAAGTGGTAAGTAGCAACATCTTTCCTTAATCGGCTATCAGCTCCCCAGGGGGCAAAAGGCAAAAGAAGTTTTCCGGCTTGTTCTTCCAGCAACAAATTAGGAATGTCAAACTCATTATTGCTCTCATACAAACAATCGTTAAGCATGGATCTGTAAAAATCCTCTTTTTCATCCGCTATCGGATCATCTTCCGAGCCTTCCTCTTTCTCGTTGTCCTCTTGTTCTTCATCGGCTGCTTCCTCATCTTCCGGCTGTTTATCCTCTACTGGAATATCTAAACCGATAAAAGAGAAATCAGCCTTGTTGCTCCAATCTCCAAGCTGTAGCTTTTCAAAATCCCATTCACCATTGTTGATGTTATCCCTTAGAACTATATCCGCTTCCTGCTCTTCGGTCAGGTTGTGGTACAAGATTGTCGGCACTTCCGATATTTTCAGCTTCTTTGCAGCCTTTATCCGTTGGTGTCCTGCCAGTACATATAACTTTCCTTCACGCTCAGATAAGGCTATAGGGCGGTGCTTCCAGAAACCATTTATGCGGATGGAATCTACCAAACGCTCTAAATCTCTCTTGCTTATCTTTCGTGGGTTATCATCCAACAGAGTTAGATCCGAGATTTTACGGTAAACAATCTCTATCTCTTCCATGTTAAACCTCCTTTTCAAATTCAGGAATACGGGCAATCTTTCTGAAAGCCTCCACAAAGCGCATCAACAGATAAAGTTTCCGCTTCCCTAAAAACATAACCTTATGCCCGTCCGTCATTCTGCCTACAGCGTAAAATTTTCCTCTATAATGCAATGGCAACGGGAATTTATCATATACATAGATACAACCGTTCTCTATACTCGTGATCGTTGCCACCCTATTAAACTTACCATCCAGATATACGGTAATAGATTTACCTGGTGTAATCGGATCATACGGTAGGAAAAGATTTGCAAAGTGCATAGCGGTAATGAATACCGCTAAAGCACCTGCTACTATAAAGATAGTTGTCGTAATAGTCATAATATCAATGTTATCAATTAATGCAAAGATATAAATTTTGGTGTATATATACGCCAACAAAGAGCAAAAAACATCTAAAAGCCAAATACTAACATGGCAGCATCCCTACTATGCTCGTTGGTTTGCTTTTTCCATCCCGTAAGCTGCTTGAAATATTCCTGGCTCATCTTTGTTATATTCCGTTTAGGAGCAACCATTTCAAACTCAACACCAAGTTCGGTAAGGTAATCTTCCCAAATTGTAGCATCACGTTTTACGGATCCTACACCTTGTAGCCTCTTCCGTTCCTCTTCACGTGTCATTCTCTCTGTACCAAACCAGGTGCGTTGTCGTGGATCTTCCACTCTTACTATGATTTTATCGCCTACACCCGTCTTTTGCATATCCGCATAAGACTGAACAACCGCCATAGCCCTATGAATAGGCATTTGTTTTACCATTTCCAAAGAACGCTTTCGGTTATCCCAGATAGCAATCCCGGTATGTACACCTGTATCAATCCCTATATAGATCATTCTTTCCCTTCCTCAAATTCAACATCTGTCGTATCGCTAAAAGATCCTGGAATCTGATAAAGCACTACGGTATTATCGCTAATCTGCTGTTCCCTTGAAGGCATTAGCATTGTCATAAGACAATTATTCGGAGCGTATTTATAGCGAATCTCCTTAATCATTGGCAAACCTATAGGATGTTGGCTGTGAATAGCAACGCTCAGAAGGTTATCAGTCATTTCAACTTTGACAATAGCGCAACCATGAAGAAATGTACCAAACCGATATTCCCCGAACTCATCTTTTGTAAACGGATCGCTTTTTGCAGTTGATTCAAGTTCTTTTATAAACTCCGGGTTAAGTTTCTTCTTTTTCCAATACTGAGGAAGTTGAATATTAATCTTTTCCATAACATTACATTTTATATGGTGAAACAATATCGTAAATAGATTTGCATACTTGAATGTCATACAAGGCATCATGTAGCCGGCTTTCGTCTATTTCTATACCGAGTGCCTTTGCTACAGTTCCTTGCTTGAAATTTTCCATCTGTGAGCGTTGAGAAGCCAGATAAGGAGTTGCCAAAACCATTACATCTATAGAATTGCTCCAGAAGTAAGATCCGAAATATTTATCCCCATTCTGTAAAAACCATGCACGGAGAAACTGGTTATCAAATGAAGCATTATTATAACCAGCAAGGAAAAACTTATCCTGCTTATTGTACTTATCCACGTATTTGTTCAAAATAGCCGTAAATTGTCCGTACACATACCCCATTGCCGGATAAGATAGAATCTGCTCTTTGGTTACACCAGCCACATCTAAAGCCTCTTGCACTATTTCCGCTTTAGGGTTAGGCTGTACCTTGAAATCAAAGGTTTCTTTTACTTCACCGTCTATAACGATCATACCGCTAATTTGGTGGATCCCATGTTTGTTTACTAACGTTCCTGTAGTTTCCAGGTCAAAAAACACTACTTTCATTTACTCAATTTTTTATATTGTTTCATTGCATTACTCAAACTCTCTGTTTTATCCAGAAGGATAGCCAGCTTATCCACATCTACCATAACACCTCCATCCAGATAAGCCCACACCTTACGGAGTGCCTGAGCTATCTCTTTGGCTTCCTTAGCCTCTTTCTGTACAGCGTTAATCTCTTTATTGGTAACAGTCCTTTTTCCTTGCTTTTCGGCTAATTCTACGGCTTTTCTCGTGGCGTTTACTTGTTCCTCTTCCGTATCGTAATTGGCTACAATGTCCTTAGCAGCAGAAGCCGATATTTGTTTGTTTATAATACGTTCCTGAATCTCTATAGGGAGATCCATTAGGGATAAACATTTACTCACAAAAGCCGGAGATTTTTTAAACTTTTCAGCTATCTCATTTTGGGTATATCCGAACTCTTCTTTAAAGCGTTTGAACATGATACCGCACTCATATTCAGAAAAACGCTTTCCCTCATTTCTCATCATCTGCTCGATTAGAAGCTCTTCCGTACTTGTGTCTTTAGGCAGCTTCAAAGCCTTAATGTAAGGAATGTTTGTACCCTCTTCAATCGCAAGCATAGTAGCCCGATAGCGTCTTTCACCATCCACCAGCTTGTACCGTTCTATACCGTCCTCATCTTTGAAAGGAAGTACGGTAATAGGGTTAAGAACTCCTTTAGCCTTGATTTGTTCCTTTAATTCCTCTAAATCGAAATCTCTACGAGCATTGAAATCATCCATTACCACTATGTTACGTGGATCTATCTGGAAAATATCAGTTCTTTTTGTTGCATTAGTTTCCATTTTTATTAACTATTGGGTTGATAATGTTTACAGCTTTTCTTTCTGGCTGTTATCCGTTTACCTAACTTGTAGCAATACATTTGGGTTGTATGAGGATAACACCAATAGTATTTACATTCGCTACAGTGATTATTCTTCATCATCGAAATAACCTTCGTTTTCATCTAAAAAGTTATCAAAAGCATCATCGCAATAAGAGCCTTCACAAAGAGAATCGAACGTATGATCTATTTCACCTTTTCGCCAGGGGCAAAACTCGCAAAGTTCATCACCAAGTTGCTCTTTTAATTCTTGTTCGCTCATATCAGTACCGAAAATCTGTAAAATGAATAACTACACCTTCAAAAACATTCTCTTTGTTGTTCCCGAAAAACCATTCTACAAAGTCCTCCACGCTCAGACCATCATTTTTCGCTACTTCATGGATTGAAACTTTCTTGTTGTCTATCCATATTTCAGGGTAAGCATCCTCAGAGCTATATGTCATGGTTACGTGTTGCAGTCCGATTTTGGGTAATTGGGCTATTTCCTTTTGCTCCGAATTATACGGTCTGCCAGTCCATTCACGTATTGAAAGATATTTTTTACCAGAAACAATATCTTTATACCGTCCATTCCATACATTTTTTGCGTTGTATCGGATTGTATGGATCTTACTTTTGTCTTTCAGCTTCTTTTCAAAGTCTGTAGCCTCGCCAGCTTTGCTATGAGTTACGGGGAAAGACTTGCATAAGGTCAATATTACTTTTTTCTTTTCCATCTTAATTGTTGAGTTTTATATATTTACCAGGTATATTAGAATATTCCAGTATTTTTGCGTTTTCCTCACCAAAGGCTATAAGAACGCTACCGCACCCTGGGCTATCTCCTTGTGTACCATCTGGTCGATAGAATTTTATTCTACCCTTCACAAACATTATTGCGCTTGCATTTGGGAAAATGAGATCTTGAAACATCTTGCTATCACAGCGATTAAAAAGCAATGCTATACCGTTGTTGTTCCTTACCATCTTTTCCACAAATCGCTCAATAAGAGGACGTGAATACGGAGGATTTAACCATACTCTTACCCCCCCCCATTCAGTTTTTAAACCATCCTCAGAAGGCGTTATATGTCTTTTGGCAGTGTTCCACAAACGGTTTTCAGGAGCGCATGGATCAAGATCAAAACTCCCTAAAGCGTCCACTATCCATTTGGGAGTGTACCACTCATCCGTTGTCTGCTTACTTCGTTCAAAACTCGTATTCATAATGTTTACTTGGTAAATTTTAATATTCCTTTCCGTGTTTATCTTCCCTACCTTCGTTGTAATACATCTTTTGCTCAATATGCCACAGTAAGTTAATTTTGAGAATTTCGGATAGTCTTCGTATCTGGTGAAGAGCATAGTTAATCTGTTCTTCCTGAGAATATTTATAGTTCACCAAATCTTTTACGATAGCATATATATTTTCTGTAAAACTTTTCTTAGGAGTAACTACGTGTTGCAAACAGAATCTATTTAAATTCAAATTATTTGCTCCAGCAAGATCCAGTAATCGAATAGCAGCATCCGCTAATTCATCTTCTACTGTATCTTTCACATACTCTTCAAAGTTTTCTCTGAAATACTTGTTTTCATGGTGGAAAGTACGATCATCGAATATTGTTTCTTTTCTGTTGGCTGGTACTCTTGCAAACTTATTTCTTCTATGGGCGTTCACAGCTTCCATAAGCTCTGAAATAACCAGGCAAAGAAAGTGCTTATCGCTTGGTCTGCCTTCCCAAAATCCATGTTTTACAGCGTTGGAATGGGCTTTGTCTTTTAACTCGTTCCAATTTATCTCACTCATTTTCTATAACTCTTGTTTTGGTAATAAATACGTTCAAACATTTCTTCCATCCGATCAGCTATTCTTATACCGTAACGTTCCCCAAAATCGGAATCTTTGAGATTGGAAGTTGCGATAGTGAATAACTGTCTATCATATCTGGCATAAAGCAGTTCTACCACTGGTGAGAACTCGTTACCCCAACTTTTTACACTTGCTGGTTCAGTTCCTATATCATCAATAAAAAGCAGTTCTTGATTTTTGAGCTTATTGAAGTACATAGGATCATTAGCCACATTTTTTGCCAAATCCAAAGCTGAAACCCGGAATACACCTTTTCGCTCACTGGATATGGAGCTATTGTGTAGAATACCGATAAGGTTACAAATCGCCTTGCCTAAAGTAGATTTGCCGGATCCCACTATTCCATATAGCAGCAATCCTACTTTATAATCGCCAGTAAGCCATTTTGCAGCCTTTTCTATTTTCTCCAGTGTTTCCTTATCTTCCTGAAACGGAATACGCCTTTTGCGCACCTCATGCTGATAGCACATAAGCAGCATTTCCTGAACCGTTTCCTTAGAATATCCTTCTATTCTAAATCGTGTTTCTGTAGTCGTTTCCAGTTGCCGATCCAGGATCTTTTGAAGCTGATTCTTTATGTTTATATCCATACTTTTGTATTTCTTCGTTATATCTATTTACTACCCAGTTTAGTATGGCTCTATAGTCAGAACTATACTTTTTCCCTTTTGATCCTTTATAGTTATCAAGTATTTCAATCATCCGTTTGGCTCCTTCCTCAGAATATTCAGCGCATAACTTAGCGTATTCATCCCTTGTTAGTGTTACGAACTCAGCATACTTGTATTTTTTTGCCTTCTCAGCCTTTTTTTGCTGCTCTGGCGTTAAAGGTGGTGGGCTTTCTTGTGGAAACAGTAAAACTTCCTGTTGCGGTTGTTGGGGCTGCTCTTGTAGGATCGTTTCTGCTTCTGCTTTTGGAATGAAAACCCTTGCCTTAGTGATCTCACCCCCTTTCTTACCTGCCAGCCTTCTTTTCTCACTTATCAGGTTGTCTTTTACCATACGCCTACTATAAATAGCTCCATCTTCCCGAACTTCACACACCTTGTTTTCTATCAAAGAATCTACCCATTTAGAAGATCCTGAGCAATCCGTACCTATGATACGGGCTATATCTTCTTTCGTACAAGGCTGTCCGTTTGGCATAACCATAACACCACGTTCTACACTTTCCCACATATAGCATAACATATCCATCCACAAGCCCCTAACGTCTGGTGGAAGTACCCTTAATTCAGGACACCTCAACCAATCGCCAACATAGAAAGGCATAGGAGTTTCTTGTTTTCTTGCCATAGAGAGAATTTTTAAGGAAGCCGGGATAATTCCCAGCTTTCCTATAATCATGTTTGAACGGTTACACTTCCAGAATTGCAATATCGGGGGCAATATCCTTGATCTTATCCAGCACTTCATCAATACACTTATCTCTGTAACTTTCCATCACTTCATTTGCTCCTGGCGAAACAAGTTGCAAAAACACTTCTCCATTTGTCAGATAATGATCGAACTCAATTTCGATGGGCTGTTTTGCAGTTCCCTTGAAGATAGCCATGTTTACGGTAAAGCTCTTCGGTAAATTACTTTCTACCTGGCAACGGTAAACATCAGCAACGGAACCAGAAGGATCTCTTTGTTTCTCAATCTCTGCCTTTGCTTTTGCATTGAAGTTTTTGAGATTGGAAACAAGTACCATGCACTTTTCTTTATCTTCAAACAAACCACGATTCAGACGCAAGAATTGTCCTAATTTGGCAGGGATCCAGCCCTTTTCACCATCATTAATACCGAACTTCTCAAACGTTTCAGATACTTCAACCGTACCAGTGAATGTGTTTTTATTGTAATAATCATCTTCGTTTACAGTGAGCTGAATTGTCATTTTCTCACGATTCACAACGACATTTGCACGTTTCTGATCTACAGTATCTATTCGCTTTGAAAGCCATTCATACGGAGTGGAGATAGTGCCGGAAACACTGATCTTTTCCGGGGCTTTGGTTGCAAGCGGTTGTTGTGCTTGTGCAGCGTCACCAAGTCTATAAACTACTTCAATAGGTTTCTCTCCAGTGTAATGTTCGATGTTAATGTTCAAACCTTTGTTTTTTTCTTCCATAATATTTAAAAAATTAAGATGTTAATAAATTAATTATCTGTGCCAGTCAAGCGCACTGCCATTTGAATTGTTTTCTGCCTTTCTTCCGGCTTCATAGGTCTTTCCTCCAGCAAATAACCGTCTGGCGTATAGTAACCTACTCTTCCTTCGTCTTGATCTATGAACTTGTAGCACTCACCTTTAATGTACTCACCGCCTTTTCTCAAATCATCAAGCATTTTTCCGATCCGTTCTTGCAGTGGCTTCATTTTTCCTTTGAAGTCAGCTTTAACTACATCAAAATTTTCTGTCAGTTCTTGCATCTGTATCTGAACTTCTACAAGGTTAGCCCGAAGCTCATTAGTTTCTTCCTGAGAGAACTTTGAGAGATAACTTTTCTCTACGACCTCATCGCAGCTATCACGTAAAATTTGCGCTCTTTGCTCCACTGGAGTATCAGCCAACATTATATCTTTCATTGCAAAATAAGTTTGATTATTAATGAATTGAAGTCTATTTGAAAGTGGTACTTATTCAAGAGAACAAACAGTAAGATTGCGATTCCTAATATGTTATCTATAATTCTCCATGTAAACCATTTCTTAGGGATAAGGCTTAAAACAATCAATGCAAGAAAACCTATCCATTGAGAGCTTATTAAACCTATGAAGCACAATATAAGGTAGATCCAGTTGCACATTCTCCAAACAGCGAAAACCGGGCTTATCTCAGTGAGATCGTTTTTGTCCTTATACTTTTCCACAGCAGCGAAAACTTTTTTGCAAGCTGCCAAATTCAGCACTTCAAAGAAAAGGCAGAAGGCTATCAGTATATAAAATATTGTTGTCATTCTTGCACCTTCTTTACATTAAACATCAAATAATCAAACCACAATTCAATGAATTGCTGCCCGAAATACTTTGCTTTCTCTCTTGATTCTTGCCAAAGCCGAGAGCCGACACGCGCATACGTAAGCGAGGGGGCGTAATACGTATTCGCATAACCGAAGCCCGCACGATTGTTTAGAGCGTCAATAATTGGAATATACACAAGCCCTTCTGTTTCTTTGATTTCTCTCTCAGTCCACAAAGCAAACCAGGGGAAATAGAAACGGCTGTTACCGCTTGCATCCGGTTTAGGCTGGTAATTCTTACCACACAAAGCCCGACTGATTGTTTCAAGTTTGATTAAGGCAATAATCCCTTTTCTTACTCCAGCAGAACGCAAAGCCTTCTCATCAATAGGGGAACACTTTAAAGCAGCACACGCATCCTCATAACTTCGGATTGTCGTGTAATCATCAAGGGTAGGGGTTGGTTTCTTTTCACCTTTGCAGAACAAGGCTACCAACACGTTTTTCACTTCTTCACTTTTAGCAACGTCTAAAGCTGCCTTTACTTCAATCTCAGTAATTTCAATTACTTTCATCTTTTAAAGATTTTAATCGTTTGACAATTTTGTTAGTTAATCGTATCGCATTATCCACTCTGGTACTTCTACCTTCGTGTGGGATATTTTCTATTAGCACTGGAATAAGCCGGATAAGCTCATTTACCAAGTGATTAGGTATTTTCTTCATCGGCTTTCCTCCAGTTAGGATCGGGATCAGGTATTTCTATATTCAAGTATTCCAAAGCATACTCTCTGAGCTTCTCGCAATATGTTGAGAATGTTAACGTGTCCATTGTTGCAGTTGATCCGGGAAACTCTATAATCTCACCCGTATGCTTGTTTACTACTTTGTCTTTAGTCATTTGAGCCTTAAAAAACTCGTGTACTTGTTCCACGCTTGTAAACTCCCATCCGGCATTAAGCAACCCATCTAACAGCATTGGATAGATACACCCCCATAGCCAGCCGTTTTGATCGTTGGAACGTGGCTTCCTAACCTTTTTCACTATTACCTGGTAAATCCCATCTACCGAATGAGAAAACAAGTCGTATAACGGTCTAAGGTTAAATAGCCCACCCTTCTTTTCTATCAAAACTTTATTTGTCATATAGCTGTAGCTGTTTTTCTAAACTCTTTCTAACTGCGTGTATAGCTCCTTCTCTACCTTCAAGGCTTCTCAGGTAATCTTCCAGCTCCTTACGTGTTTCTGCGATATAGTAGCCTTCACTTGTGGCGATCAGCCCAATCACCATACCCGAAAGTCTAATATGGTTGATAATCTTTCTTATTCGTGGACTATCAATTTTACACCCATAAGACTTTAAAGCCGAACACATCGCTTTATTTGTAATCGCTTTATATTTACCTACCTTACCGTGAAGCCCTTGTACTATGAGAGGCAGAATAACTTTGTCCTCATAATCGGTTAGAGGTTTTGTTTGCTCTGAAAATCCTTGTATCATACCTAAAAATTGTTTAAGGTTATACTCAAACCTGGTTTAGCAGCATAAACCGCCTTTCCAGTAATTTTTTGCACCTCAGATACAAATAAATGCTCATCGCTGTTATTAGATGAGAGGTGTAAAAGAACTATGTTTGCAACGTTGCTCAAATCGTTTTCTTTTAGAGCTTGTTTGCAACTTTCCAGCTCCATGTGAGAAACCATTAATCTGTTTCTTTGTGTAGGAAGGACACGCCCGGCATTAATGCTTTCTATCAGTTTTGTATCAGAGTAATTACATTCAATCAATATATGATTCAATCCAGAAAAAGTATATCCAGACTGGCAACTATCCGTTAAAAACATAATACTACCACAATCCGGGTGCTTAATGAAATAGCCAACACAAGGTACATCATGGAAAGCAGGGAAGGGGATCACCCGAAAACCACCAAGCAGATAGCCCGATCCTGTTTTAATGGCTTTTACTCTGGAACCTTTCAATTCCTTGCTTTCTATCACTTCTGGAAGAGCCAATACATGAAAGCCACAATCTACCATTGCCTTAGCATATTTAGCATGATCGTTATGCTGATGAGTTATTAAGCAGCCTACGACTTTGCGAATATTGAAATCCAAAGCCTTTTTTACGTCTATGAAACGTATTCCAGCCTCAATAATCAAAGCCTCATTGCCGTTATCCAGTATGTAGCAATTACCACTGGACGAGCTGCCCAAAACTCTTAATTCCATTCCCATTAGAAACCTGGCTTATTTTCATTGGAAGCCGTTGCAGTATTGGCACTGGTATTAGAAACTTCCTCAAAGCTAACATCTGATACATCAAAACGTTGTGTTCCCATTGTGGGCATAGCGTCTGTATGCTCTTCCGCACCCTCAACATCATTTTCAAATGCTTGTTGCATTTCTATAGAGAGATAGCCGTATTTACTAAGTAAATTTCTGATAACGGTTTTGATAGCCATCCCATGAAAATTACCGAGCCATCCAACGGTTTTACTGTCTGCCGAGAAAGGCAGCTCGGCAAGTTTCATAAGGCTTTCTACGGTTGTTTCCTTCTTTAACCCTTTGGAGTAGCGTTTGGCGTGGGTAGCCATTTGTTCAACAGTCATGTACAACGTCTTAGAGAAGCCGTTAAGCAATTCAAAATAGCAGAAGTAACCTATGATCTTATCAGACTTCTTTTCTCCGTCAAAAGCGATCTCGCCAGTAAGTTTGTTCACTTTACGAACTTCACCATCAAAAACGACATCTGCGTTAATGGTACGGTATTGATTGGATCTTTCCGCAAGCTGAATATAACCCTTGTACCCCAGTTGAAACGTTGGCTCCATAACCTTGATATACTTTTGGATAGGCTTACCGTCTGAGCCTATTTTGGGCTTACCTTTTTCGTCCAAATCATCTACTTTTTTGCTGTTATTGAAGGGGATAATGAAAGCGTACCCCAAAGCCTTATTAATTGGCAATTTCAAAACAGCAGCTTTCAGACATTCCGCTACAACCGCTTTCGGCTCGCATAATTGTAAATTTGAATCCGAGTTGTATAGATCAATAATGGAAGCAACAAATGTGGAAGCATTCTTAGACAGCGCATTTTTAAATTGTTCCATTACAGAAGGAGCGTTAAGCATAGTTTTCAGCACATCTATTTTTTTTGCCTGTGCTGGCATTTTCGTTGATTGGGTACTAACTACTTGTGTACCACTTGAATTTTCTTGTGTCATAAAATTATTATTTAAAGTTGTTTGTATTCTTCCATTGTTCCATTTCCGGCAACACGTATCATCAAAGATTTATCTTTGCTAACCACGAGGTTTATTACTTGCGACATGGTAGGTATAAGATCGTTCACACTTTCCCGATTATCAATGAAAATGGGTGCTGTGATACCTACAGATCGACATATAGCGTTTATTATATCCAGCCCAGCATTGATTTTTGAAGCATTGTTTACATCGGCAAACGGCACACCATCTACAGAGCAAAAGCAGGTTATAGCCTCATTCCCATTCAACTTTTCGCTAATAAACGAGAACTTAACCAAAGAGAACATTCCGTTAATACGTTCCATCAACTTGTTGTCTTTTTCTTTCTGGAAGTCTTGTACCAAAAACTCCAAACGTTCTTGTTCTGCCAGAGCTTCATTGTTTTTATCTCTTCTATCCTCCAGATCCTCAATAACTTTATTGGAACGTTCTATAGTATCACGTTTACCCAGCTTCTTATTCAGCTCATCTATAGCCTCAGAAAGAATAGCCTTAGCTTCTTTCAACTCTGTTGTGTCTATAGGTTTGGCTTCTGCCTTTAACTGGTTTTCAAGATCTACGATTTCATTACTGAGAGAAAGCCAGGTAGGATCGGAAAGAATGATCTTTTGTGTATCTTGTTCTTCCGGCATATTCCCTTTACATTCATTGATATTATGCACCAATATTTCTTTCTCGTTACTCAACTGAGTTATAGCAGCTTGAATAATTGAACACTGCTTTTTAAGCTCTTCAACTTTTGCAGCTTTTTCCTTGCCTTCATTTTGCACTGCTTTCAGTCGGTTTGCCTTGTTGAGATTAAAGTTGTCCTGTAATTCTTGTTGCTTGGCTTGAATATCTTCTACCTCCAACTCTCTTTTACAAGTCGGGCAAATAAAAGCTCCTTCCGGGTACTGTAACGTTTCCGCATCTATGGCATAGAACTTACCTCTCAATACTTCCAAATCATTATTTAGAGCTTCGATAGTAGCTTTGATACGAGAATGATCCTCTTGTTTACGGGATATTTCAGCATCCTTGCTTTTAACTTGATATTCCAGCTTTGAAATATTATCCAGTACGTCATGGTAGGATTTATTGGCATTTTGTCTTATCTCATTTTCTCTTTGCGACTTGGCAAGTTTTTTGTTCCCGATTTGCTTTTGCAACTCAGATTTGGCTTTGAACTCTGCTTCTATCTGTTTGCTTTTATCGGCTAACTGGCTATCAATATCTTTAATTTTCTCTTTTTTGTCGGCTATTTCCTTCTCCAAAACCGCCCAGTCCTCACTTTCAGGCATTGCATCACGTACCGAATCAATTCTACCAGGAATACCCTTTAACTCATCTTTGATAGCTGATTTCTTAAAGGCTATTTCTTTTGCTAATTGCTCTAAGGTTCTGCCTGAAATAAGACTAATCAGCTCTTGAAACTTTGGATTGATATTGGCTACTTCCTCATTCGTAACGTTACCAGCCATTTCAAGCAACATAGCTTTCTGATCTTGCGCCTTCATGGTCGGGAAATATAATGGGTTAGTAATCATTCTAAAAACATCTTCCGGCAAGATCGCTGCTACTTCCGCATCATACTCCTTTTTCGTTTTGAGTTTTACACCATTCAAATAAAACTCTGTAGCATGGTTTTGAAGGACACCAGCGTTTACACCACTTCCCCATTTTTCAACATAGTTACGTTGCAGTTCAACATCTCTACCATTGATAGACAATACACCAGTTACGCTATGTACAAGGTGTAAGATTGGTTTTCCATCTTCTCCCAACGTTTTAATGTTAAAGTTGGTATCAGCCCTATTCGTGCTGTCCTTCCCAAATAACAGCCACAAGAACGCATCTTGAAGCGTTGTCTTTCCTGTGCCATTTCCACCACAGATAAAGGTATTTTTATCTGTAAACTCTACTGTTAGATCTTGAATTTTCTTGAAATTCTTTAGGATCAATTTCTTTAAGAATACTTCTTTCATAATTTGTTTATATAAGTGTCTATTTTCTCTGTCTTTTCGATAGTTAATAATTCAGCTCTGGAGTATAGTATTTTGGAGCGTTTCTCTGCCCCATTCCTTGTAGGGTGTACAAGTTGCTGGCGTACCCACCGTTTTACACGAGCCTCACCGAATGATTTATAAGCCTCCCTTTGGGAAATAAGATCTTTTGCCGGAAATACCATTTTTGCATAATTGGCAGCTCCAAGCTCAGCCATATCTTTACAGAGATTTTTAAGCTCGTATAGCTCCAGTACAATACCCATTATCTACATTTCCTTTTCCGTAATCTTTTAGCCCTCAACATTTTTCTGAAATAGTGCTGTACGCTTTCTGTATTGTACTGGTTATCTGTATAAAGTACATAGAACATCAGGAAGCACATAGCCGTAAATAGAAGTTGGTGCGAAGCTGAGAACGCAATAGCACATACCAGGCAAGTAACCCCTAAAGCACCGAATATGGAGCAACCAACCAAATTTAAAAACGTGTCCGAACTCATATCAATGTTGCATTATTGTTATTTGAATAAGTTGTTTTGCATAGCATACCGCATAAACTCAGGGAACGAGTGTACACCGACTTTTCTAAAACTGTTTTTTCGGTGATTATTAACGGTATTCAAAGAGATAAATAATTTGTCTGCTATTTCTGAATCTGATTTGCCTTCATAAAGCAGCCTCATCACTTCAAGCTGTCTATCTGATAGCTTTGAATTAAATTTGGGGGCGCAAATGATCTTATCGCTTTTACACTCGCCACGTAGAGGACACCCGACAAATTCAAAACGGAAATTCCAGTTCTCATCAATATCTATCACATTATCGTATAGACCAAAGTTGCACTTTATAAATCTCCGTACAGCCAAAAAATCACGGTAACGCTTATTTTCAGAACTCTTTGAGTAAATTTCCATTAAAGCCGTATAAGCCTCAGTATAAAATTCTCTCAGTATTTCCAAGAAAGCCTGGATAAACTCAGTATCACTTTCTCTAAGTTGCCTTTCCGCTTCACCTAAAGGACGCATAGTAACTTCGCCTTCTGGTGTGGTGTAAAATTCGATAGGTTTCATATTACGATGCTTCAGGGAATAAATACTTAGCAGGAACTTTAAACTCTTTCTCTAAAACAGATTGCGCCAACGCATCCGGCTTTTGTGTTCCAGCGATCCAACACCGCACGGTTTTTACGGACTTCTTAGTAATCTTAGCCACCTTTTCTACAAATTCAGTTTTAGGAGCTTTGATACTACTTCTTTCGGGCAAATTCTTATACATTTGCGTAAAAGTAGGATAGTCTTTTTCTGTTAATTCGCTCATTTTCATTTGAAATATTATCACTCCTATAGGTTATTTTGCCTATATTTGTGGTGTTATTACTTTTATTACGTTGCAAATATATGTAACATTGGTAATATTACCAAATAAATATCGTAATATTTTAGTAATATTTCAAGGAATATTATCATGTTATATTTTAAAAAGTCAATAAATGATTGATTTAAAAAGACTTAGGAAAGAAAAAGGAATCACACAGAAAGAATTAGCTCAACTTCTTTCATGTGGGCAGAGCTTTATTGCCAACGTAGAGAATGGCAGAAGGGATTTACCACCCGTCAAAATTGAAATATTAGAAAGGAAATTTGGTAATATTTGCAGTTATATTACCAATAATATAGAAGAGATAAAGCCAATAGAAAATAAGCCTAAAACCATTGCGCCAAAACAACATTCACAGACTGAAAAAATGGAAGTATCTACAGATATTCTGTTTGCTGGTGCAGACGCTTTTTCCAGGCAGCTAATACAGCTAATGAACGAGAAGCTGATAGCACCCTATTCTATGATTACCGAGAAAGAAAAAGAGATAGAACGGTTAAATAGAGAAATAGGTCGCCTCGAAGCATTGTTAGAGGTAAGCAAAAAAATGAATGCCCAGCAGGAAGATGTTGCAAAATGTGCAGATGCCGTATAGTATTTGGCTTTAAACAGATTAAATATTAGAGTATGGAAGATTATAGCAAACTTGTAATAGAATTGTACAGAGAGCAATTCTTGGCTTATACAGTAGGTTTACCCGTAAACGTAGATAGCATTTTCAGTGTTCAAGATTGCCTTCTTAAAGCGATTGATAAAGCAAAGGTTAATAATGAGCCTACAGATTACCTGGTGAATTTGAAAAATGAAGTTGATTTTTTGAAGTACCAAATTCTAAGATAATGAATAATGCAGAAGCTAACAGACCTATTGCAAACCGTTTCTTTGAAGCCTTTGATGCTCTTGTGGCAATGGGTAAGATAAAAAGCGTGAGAAGCTATTGTGATCCCAACGGTGTAGATAGGCGAAATATGGAGTTACTTCGTAAAGATCCTACACGAAACTTACTACAACCATTTTGGCTGGTTCCTTTGATTACTGAATATGGTGTTAGCGCAAAATGGCTTCTTACTGGAAAAGGTAAGATGTTAGAAAAATAAAGCGATACTTTAAACAGTGTCGCTTTTTCTTTTCCCCTTAACAATCCCCTATATATACTCTTTTATTAATATATAATCTTTTTTAGATCGGGAGA